CTTTAACAGGGTTATCTATCACTAACTCACTTGGAACTGTACTTGCTAAATCTCAAATAGATGTAGATGTAACAGGTCAAAGTTTAACTTCAAATTTAGGATCTGTTAATGCAACTGCAAACTCAGATGCAGCTATAACTGGTTTTAATTTAACATCTAATTTAGATTCTGTTTCAGTCACTGGAACAGGTAATGTTTCACTTACTGGAGAGTTGTTAACTGCAACAGAAGGAACTTTAACTTTAGACGCAAATACATTTGCTTCAGTTACCGGTGAAGCAATGACCGCAGAAGAAGGAACAGTAGATCCTTCTCCAGACGCGTCTGTTACTGGTATTGGAATGTCTGCCGCACTAGGACTTGGAACTGTTACCGCAGGTGCAGATATAGCTGTTACTGGTGAATTATTAACAGCAGGAATAGGAAGTTTAACTGTAACAGCAGATGCTAATACGGATGTAACAGGTGAAGCAATGACCGCAGAAGAAGGAATAGTAGATCCAAGTCCAGATGCAACAGTAACTGGTATTGGAATGTCTGCAGCACTAGGACTTGGAACAGTTACTGCAGGTGCTGATATAGATATTACGGGTCAAGAAATGACCATGAGTGCAGGAACGTTAGCTGCAACTGGAACTGCTGAAGTATCTTTAACTGGGGAACTATTAAGTATTGCAGAAGGTAATATTAATGTAGCTGCTAATGCAGACGTAGTGGTCACTGGACAAGAAATGACTATGCAAGAAAATGCTCCAACTGTAACTGGAGATGCAAACGTTTCTATAACTGGAATAGCTTTCACAGCAAATCTTGGGACTGCTGCATTGAGAGTAGATGTTGATGTAGACGTAACTGGTGAAGAAATGACCATGCAAGAAGGTCAAGCAACAGCAGATGATGCAAGTGCAGAAGTAACTGGAATCGCTATGACAATGGCTACAGGAACCATTAAAACAGTAGTTTGGACGAAAGTAAATACAACAACTACACCTCCTACAATATCAGATTGGACAGAAGTTGACACTGCTGCATAAATACAATATTATGGTATAATTTAAGGAATCTAAAATATGGCAAATTCAACATCAGCTAATTTAAAACTAACGGTACAAGCAACTGGAGAAAATTCAGGAACTTGGGGACAGATTACCAATACTAATTTATTAATTCTTGAGCAAGCAATTGGTGGTTACGATGCGGTAGGATTAAATGCAACTACTGGTGCAACTCTAACTTTTTCAAATGGTGTTTTATCAAATGGTAAAAATCAAGTTTTAAGATTAACTGGAACCATTACTACTAATGTAGATGTAATTGTTCCGAATGATGCAACATCAGGTAACCCTCCCCAAAAAACTTATATTGTAGAAAACGCTACAACAGGTGCGTTTACGGTCACACTGAAAACACAATCAGGGACAGGAGCTACTTGGTCTGCTACAGATAAGGGATATAAAATTGTATATTCAGATGGAACTAATGTTGTAGATATCACAGCTGACTTAGGTGATATATCTTCTGGCGCTATTACTGCTACTGGAAATATTATTCCTGGGGCAAATGATACCTATGATTTAGGTACTACAGTTGCTGTTTGGCAGAATTTATATACTGGAGATTTACATTTATCAAACCAAGCTAAAAAACAAGGAAATGTTGTAGATGGAACCAAAGGAAATTGGACTTTACAAGAGGGAAAAGATGATATATTTATGTTAAATAATATATCTGGAGAAAAATTTAAAATTAATTTATCTAAGATAAAAGGAGATTCATAATGGGTGTTATTTCATGTGGAACTACAATGATCGATCAAGGTCAATTTCAAAACCTTGCCGTATTAAGTTGGGACACAACAGCTAAAACAGCAAATTTTACAGCAGTTGCTGGTAATGGATATTTTATAAATACTACATCAACAGCAATAACAATGACTTTACCGGCTTCTCCCTCAGCAGGAGATCAAGTAGCTTTAAAAGATTACGCAGGAACTTTTGAAACAAACAATTGCACAATCGGTAGAAATGGATCTAATTTAGATGGTAATCCTGCAGATAGAGCTCTTTCTACAAACAATCAAAGTTTTACTTTAATATATGTTGATGCAACACAAGGTTGGATCGCTGCAGATTCTGGTTCAGATGATATTGGATTACCTCCATCATTTATTGCAGCAACCGGTGGAACAGTAACCACAAGCGGAAATTATAAAATTCACACTTTCACAAGTCCAGGAACATTTACCGTAACTGCTTTAGGTAATCCAGGTGGTGGCCCTTCTACTGTAGATTATTTAGTTGCAGCAGGCGGAGGTGGAGGCGGAGGTGCAGCAAACTGGGGTAACGCAGGTGCTTCTGGTGGTGGTGCTGGTGGTTACAGAGAATCTAGTGGTGCTGATTCAGGTTGTTATTCAATATCACCTTTAGGATCAGGTGTTTCTGCATTACCTGTTTCAATTACAGGTTATCCAATAACAGTTGGAGGCGGAGGTGCTGGTGGTCCAGGCATAAGTGCTGGTAGTCAGGGTTCAAATTCAATTTTTAGTACAATTACATCAACAGGTGGAGGTTATGGATCATCACTACCTGCCGCAGGATCTGGAGGATCAGGTGGTGGAGGAAGTTGGTGCGATGCTTTTACTGGTGGTGCAGGAAATACTCCTCCTGTTAGTCCCCCACAAGGAAATCCTGGTGGTGATGGAAGAAAACCTGCCCCTTTTGTTAATGGAGGCGGTGGTGGTGCAACTGCAGCCGGACAACCATTTCAACCAAGTAATGGTATAGGTGCATCGGGTGCAGGTGCAACTTCTTTTATAACAAACACACCGGTAGGAAGATCAGGTGGTGGAGGAAGTGGTGGTGGAAATGGTACAGGACCAGGAACAGATGGTTCATGCGGTGCAGGTGATGGAGGAGATAATGGATACCCTGGTACTGCTGGATTGGCTAATCGTGCAGGTGGCGGTGGAGGCGGTGGTCGAGGTGGAAATGCTGGTGGTGGAGCAGGTGGATCTGGTATAGTAGTAATTAGGTATCAATATCAATAGGAGAATATTATGGCACATTTTGCAAAACTAGGACCAAACAATAAAGTTATTCAAGTGTTAACACTTGATAATGCTAATATGTTAAACTCTGACGGTGTTGAAGACGAAACAGTAGGTCAACAATATTTAGAGCAACACAATAATTGGCCGGCACAAATGTGGATTCAAACATCTTACAATACATCTAGTAATCAACACAAACAAGGTGGAACAGTATTTAGAGGAAACTATGCAGGTGTAGGTTATGAATGGGATGAAGCTAATAATATTTTTTGGCCTAAAAAACCTTACCCATCTTGGGTAAAAGATATCACAACTGCAAGTTGGAAATCACCAATAGGTGATGCTCCTTCATTTACAGCTGAACAAATTTCACAAAACGAAACAGCTACACATTCTTGGGATTATTTTTGGAATGAAGAAGAACAATCTTGGGATTTGACAAATACATTGGCTTAACATATACTTGGTGGTGGTATGCAAAAGAAAGTATTAGCAGAACAAGCATTATATTTTGGTAATGTCGATATGCCTAAAAATTGGGACATTGACCGAGATAAATTATCAGGCGACATTTTACAATCACAAATTCAAAAAAAAGATTTTCCGTTTTCACGAACTTGGGACATGTTAAATACATATATGCGAGATTACGTTAATCTCGAATATAATTTTAATTTAATTAACAAAAAAACGTGGGGAAATATGTATAAACCCGGCGAAACCACAATTCCATTATTACATATTGATCCAGTCGATTTAAGAAATTCACCAGACTACACATTACTTTATGGTGTAAAAACTAATAACTGTATGGTGAGAATTTACTATGATGATAATAGAAGAAAAGGAAGATCTTGGGATATAGAACTTAAAAACAATATGTTTATTATGTTTCCATCAACAAACATGTATTACATAAAAAATACACAGAAAGATTCTTTGAACTTTGTTCAAACAATAACTTATGAATATATATAAAAATTTTTTACCAAAAAAAGTTTTTAAAAAATTAAAAGATAATATGATGGGGTATTATTTTCCTTGGTATTTTAATGATGCTATAAATGATTTTGAAAAAAAAGATAATTTTCAATTTACTTTTACATTTATAAAAAATAGTAATTATGTTTGTTGGGGAGAATGGCAAAATATAATGGTACCAGTTTTAGAAAAAATAAAATATAAAAAAATAAACAGAGTAAAAGCTAATCTATTAACTCAAACTAATAAAATTGTTGAATATGGATTACATACAGATCAAGATATTGGTACAACAGGTATTTTATATTTAGATAATAGTAATGGATATACTAAATTTGAAAATGGTAAAAAAATTAAAAGTGAAGAAAATAAATATGTTGAATTTGATTCAACTTTAAAACATACAGGATCATCTTGTACAGATGAAAAAAGAAGAGTTGTAATAAACTTTAATTATTCATGAATATACATAATTACTATTGGTATTTTAAAGCTGCAGTACCACCTAAAATTTGTGATGATATTATTAGATATGGTTTATCTAAATCTGAATCTATGGCTTTAACAGGAGGTTATGGCAATAAAAAACTTACTAAAAATGAAATTAAAGACATGAAACGTAAGAGGAACTCTGATTTAGTTTGGTTAAATGATGCTTGGATTTATAAAGAACTTCATCCTTATATCCATAAAGCAAATAGAGATGCTGGTTGGAATTTTGAATGGGATAGATCAGAGTCTATGCAATTTACAAAATATAAACTAAACCAATATTATGATTGGCATTGTGATAGTTGGGACAAACCTTATGAAAAAGAAGGACCTGACAAAGGTAAAATTAGAAAACTATCAATGACTTGTCAGTTAACGGATGGATCTGAATATGAAGGTGGGGAACTAGAATTTGATTTTAGAAACTATGATCCACACATGAGAGAAGAAACTAAACATTTAAAAAAAGCAAAAGAGATTTTACCTAAAGGATCTATTATTGTATTTCCATCATTTGTGTGGCATAGAGTTAAACCAGTAACGAAAGGAGTAAGATATTCATTGGTAATGTGGAACCTTGGATATCCATTTAAATAACATGTTTATAAATAATTATTTTAATACAACTATTTGGAGCGAACACAAACCAGAGTTTGTAAAATCATTAAACAAAGCTTCTAACAAACATATTAAAGCTGCTAGAAATTTTCCAGAAGCGAAAAAATATATAAAAGAAAATGGAGATTTTGGAAGAAGTTATCATTCAACATCATTAACAAATGACAATGATTTTTTAGATTTTAGAACTTATATAGGTTTAAAATCTTGGGAATATTTAGACCACCAAGGTTATGACATGTCGCTCTATACTACTATGTTTAGTGAAATGTGGGTACAAGAGTTTTCTAAAAAAGGTGGTGGCTATCATTCAGCACACATTCATTGGAATCAACATGTATCCGGTTTTTACTTTTTAAAATGTAGTGATAAAACATCTTATCCAATATTTCATGATCCAAGAACAGGAGCACGTGCAACTAAATTAAAAATGAAAGATCAAAAAGGTGTGTGGGGTGGTACAGAAATTATAAATTTTAAACCTAAACCAGGAACATTAATTATATTTCCTGGATTTTTAGAACATGAATTTGTAGTTGATCATGGAATAGAACCATTTAGATTCATACATTGGAATATACAAGCTGTACCAAAAGAAATGGCTAAAGATGTTTAAAAATAAAAAGTATACAGTTATCCGTCAAGCAATATCAAAAGACTTAGCAGTTTTTGTTGCAAATTATTTTAGCATGCAAAAACAAGTTTATGATACTTGCAGAGAAGCTGGATACATTTCACCATTTGAAAAAATTATAGGTCACTATGAGGGCAGCGATGAACAGATACCAAATACATATAGTCAGTATTCTAATATTGCTATGGAAACATTATTATTAAAATGTCTTCCTAAAATAGAAGAAATAACAGGATCAAAGTTATACCCCTCTTACACATATGCTAGAATATATAAAAAAGGTGATATTTTAAAAAGACACAAAGATAGATTTAGTTGTGAGATATCAACCACTATGAATTTAGGTGGTGATCCTTGGCCAATATATTTAAATCCTAATCCTGAAGCTGGATACGTTTTTGGTCCTAATTTTGGCGTACATGGTGTTCAAAAATATTATCCAACAAAAGACAAAGGTATTAAAGTAGATTTAAAACCAGGAGATATGTTGGTTTATTCTGGTTGTGAATTAGAGCATTGGAGAAATAAATTTAAAGGCAAAGAATGTGTTCAAGTTTTTTTACATTATAATAATCAAAAGACTCCTGGATCCAAAGAAAATATGTTTGATAAAAGACCGCATTTAGGTCTTCCATCTTGGTTTAAAAGGTAGTATATTATGATGGAGGCAGGGCACCACCACATACCCCCTGTCTCCTTTATAATATATTATGCTACAAAAACTTAATTTTAAACCTGGTTTTAACAAAATGGTCACAGATTCAGGAGCTGAATCTCAATGGGTTGATGGCGATTTTGTTAGAT